ACTTTGTTCAGAAAAGAATAAAGGATGCTCTACCTGTACTCAGTTTAGATTATCATCTTGTAGAGGACAGAGATACTAATGTTGAACATCATGGAGGTGTTCAAGATAGAGAGTATAGTGATTTAAAGGAGGACACTGATTATGCGAACTGAATTAATTAAAGCACTATTAGCCCATGCTAATGGTGAGATAGCTAAACACAAAGCTAATGTTGAAGTATACTTAACTAATCCTGCTGGGATTGGTGAGCATTCTGATATCACGGAAGCTATTGGTGTTGAGCTAGATAAGATAGCTAGATATCATGATCAAACACAGATCATTAAAAGATACTTCTCGCATCCACAAGGAGAATGGGAAGATGAATGATAATGCGCTTATTGAGAATGCCATCTTAGCTTTTCTACATCATTACCCTGATCATCATTGGAAAGATCAGTATGATGAATTACTAAATAGAGTTAGAGCATTACAAAATGAACAGCCCAACAATACTGAAACACGCAAAAGGGGACGTCCAGCGAAAAGACAAAGGAAGAAAGAAACCTCAAGCGTTGAGACAGGCACGGAAACGAATGAAACAATTAAAACGTAAACTCCTTTCACAGTCAAACAACCATGCCTAAATACAGAGTTCTATTAGAGAGTGGTAGAGATCTTATTATGGAATCTAACTATCACTCTGCTGATCCAGAAGATGTTGAAGAACTAGCTTATGAAGCTATGGAAGAAGCAGCATACATGGATGACTATCTTGTTGATGTTCAATTAATTCTAAATGACTAAAAAGAAACGTAAGAAGTATTTCCCTAATAACTATGATGCAGTAGCTTCATGTCCTGATAACTTCTTTCATCCTATTGAATTTGATGAGTTCATGGACTGGAAGATATTTGGATATGAGATACCATCATCAGTTAATTGTATAATACGAGAAACACGCCTAGATACAGGTGAAATTACAGAGTATGTATATGCAACTGCTAGTAGAGCAAGGAAACGAGCTGAACGAATCATGAATGAAGGTGTCAGTGAGTTTGTTGTATGCTCATCTGATGCAGTACATTATGTATACCCTCAGAATACTGATACAAAAGAAACTCATTATGACGCATTCAAGGACACTTGAGGATATATACACATATGAAACTCAAGCACTGAAATTACTATCAATTAAACACCCTCATTATGAGGAAGTAAAACAACTATTAACTGATCAAATAAACGATGAGATCAGAGATTATGCACACACCCGCACAGATTGACGAACAAGTAGAACTTGAACGTGAAGCTATTAGTTGTGGTCTTAAAAGATTACAAGATCAAACTATTAAATTAGAAGATCAAAGCTATGCTTCAGCAAGTATTTATGGTATCGCATCTATTGATACACTATTACCTTTACTTATTAAAAGGATAGAGAAGACTAACAAAAGAATCCATGAAGGTCACAATGGTGTGGCTTTTAAAGAGATTCACAGTCGGCTCGCAAATATAGATACTCCTTCAGCTGCTGTTATTGCATGTAAATTAACCTTTGATAAAGTATTCTCTTATAAAGAGGGATCTAATCAAGCTGTTAATGTATGTGATTCAATAGGTAGAGCTGTTGAAGATGAGTGTCACATGAGACATTATGAGTCCAATGCACCTGGACTTCTAGCTAAACTCAAGGAAAACTATTGGCATAAAGCATGTGGTACACAACAGAAATTAGTAGTTATTAAAACACTAATGAATAGGTACAATGTTAAACAATGGAAGCCTTGGAGTACTGAACTTAGAATTAAACTAGGTACTTGGTTATTAAATTGTATCATGGAATCTAGTGGTTGGTTTCATAAACAAAGGGTTAGAGAAGGTCGTAAGACTACGGTTTACGTTACACCCACACCTGAGTTTATGGATATCAAGGACGAGATAATGGCTAACGCTGAGTTATTTAGTCCCTTAGCATGGCCAATGCTAGTCACACCAAAGGATTGGGCTCCTGATGTACAAGGAGGATATATCCTAAATGAAGTAATGCACGGTCATGATCTAGTAAGGAGGGGCGACCCCTGCCTTATACAGGGAGAAAGACCATTAGCCTTCATCAATAAGATACAAAAGGTCGGGTATCGTTTAAACCCTTTCACGGTCAGAGTTGCAGAACAATTGCAACAGGCTGGCATAAGTGTTGGTAAGTTTCTCCCTATTATTCATTATGATCTGCCACCTAAACCTGTTGATATAGCAGAGAATAAGGACTCTAGGAAAGCGTATCGTAGAGCCGCTGCAGAAGTAATGAATAAGAGAGCTGCAGAGTTCAAGAGATCCTGCCGCACACGCATGACAATGGAGACAGTCCAACGTTTTAAAAATCGTGATCATTGGTTTATACCTTGGAGTTTTGATTATCGTGGACGGGCTTACCCGATTCCTGCATTTCTTACTCCACAAGACACAGACTTTGGAAAATCACTTATTAACTTCGCTGAGGCAGCATATATCACTGACTCAGGGGAAGAGTGGCTTGCCTTCCAAGTAGCAACAACATACGGTTTAGACAAATCAACTATGTCTGAACGGTTGGAGTGGACTCAGAATAATATACCGTTGATTACCAGAGTAGCCGAAGATCCTATAGGAAATATCGGTGACTGGGAGGCAGCGGAAGAGCCGTGGCAATTTCTAGCTAGTTGTGAGGAGTACTATTCGGTAGTAACTAAACGCACCAGAGACACGACTAGATTATGTGTTGCCACCGACGCTACATGTAGTGGCTTACAGATCCTTGCTGGATTAGCAAGAGACCGAAAGACAGCACAACTCGTCAATGTGTTGCCTTCTGATAGGCCGCAAGACGCATATAAGGTAGTAGCTGAGTGTGCTAAACCTTATATACCACACAAGCTACACTCTGTATGGGATAGGAAGTGTGTCAAACGCACTGTTATGACTATCCCATATAATGCAAAACCATTCTCAAATAGATCATACATTAAAGATGCTCTTATTGAGAAAGGTGTAGAGATAGATAAAGATGATCTAACAGTAACTGTTAAAGCTGTTAGAGAAGCTATGCAATCCGTAGTACCTGGCCCTATGGCTGTTATGAAATGGATTGAGAATGGAGTATCACAAGTAATTAAGAATGGAGCAACTGAGCTTCAGTGGGTAACACCTTCAGGATTTATTGTCAGACAAAAGATAATGAAGAAGAGGGTTAAGATGTTTGACTTACAACTACTAGGTAGATGTCAGTTAAATGTAGCCATTGAGGATAAGAATGAGGTAGATTTAAACAGACATAAAGCTGCTACCGCCCCAAATCTGATTCACAGTCTAGATGCGAGTTTGCTTCACTTAAGTATACGACGCTTCAATCACCCCATAGCTTTAATTCATGACAGCGTTCTCACACGAGCCGTTGACATGGACGAACTCTCTGCTATAATAAGAGAGACATACATGCATCTATTTGCAGAGCATGATTATTTACATGAATTTGCTCAACAGATAGGTGTCGAAACTGAACCACCAATCATAGGTGATCTTAAACCAGAGACCGTGATTGATTCAACTTATTTTTTCTGTTAAATGTATTCATTATTTGATAGTTTCTTCGCACCTCCTACTATAGTAGTGGTGTCTGAAGAAAGACTGAAAGCTGCTGAACTTAAACAAAAAGAGAAGCAACTGTTAGAAGTAAAGGTACGGATCGAACAACTTCAAGAGTTCTATGAGAAATTAGAAACAGAAGTTAAAAGATTAAATTCCTCTACTGAAAGAGCAGGCAAAGACTTAGACCAACTTGATAACGGAGTAAACTGCGATGTCTAACAAAAGCGTACACATCACTGAGAGTGTTAAACTAGAAGGCTTCCAAGCTATACTAGAACCAGGTAAATTTGGTTATTCATTATCAGCTGTAGTTGATTCGTCTATTATAGATGATCTAGAAACTGAAAGGGCAGATGTTCTTAAATGGGCTGAGTCCAAACTAAAGAACCCTAAGAGGGCCACTCTAAAACCTACTCCATGGGAGGAAGTTGCAGAGGGTAAATATAAAATCAAGTTCTCATGGGGTGAAGATAAAAGACCTCCAGTAGTTGATACTGAAGGCACACCTGTAACAGATACTAAGACACCTTTATATGGCGGATCTACTGTTAAATTGGGTTTCTATCAAAAACCATATATTCTTAGGGATGGGATTACCTACGGTAGCTCTCTTAAGTTGGTTGGCGTACAAGTTGTTGAACTAAATACTTCAGCTGCTGGTACTGATTCAGGTGACTTAGATGAGACACAGGTAGCAGATCTATTTGGTAAAACAAGTGGATATAAAGCTACTGCCGCAGAAACTACCACCGATGCCGAAGACGAAGACTTCTAAGGATAAATCTCTTGAATGGGCTAAGAAAGCTTATGCTGATCTTAAAGCCCGTCATGAGAAGCCGATAAAATTTAGATCCAAGCTCGAAGAGAAGATCGCTAATCTACTTGAAGGGCTTGGTGTCAGCTATGAATATGAATCCACTAAGCTTTCTTATACTATTCAACATCACTATAGCCCTGACTTTATACTTCCTAACCACACATATCTTGAAGCAAAAGGTTATTGGGCTCCAGAAGATAGAAGGAAGATCCTTGCTGTTAAGAGGGATAATCCAGATATAGATATAAGGATGGTATTTCAAGCACCATATAATACCATATCAAAGAGATCAAAAACTACTTATGCTCAATGGTGCGAGAAGCATGAGATACCATGGACTCATTTCCATGATATTCCACTAGAATGGCTAATTTAATTCACCCAAAACCATGAAATTAACAAATCCAATAGTACATGGCGTTCTTAAAACAGACGTTATAAATGCACTAGGCAGACACCTATTAGAAAAAATACAAGAAGATAATAAAAGATTATCTCAACTAGCCGCTTTTAATAGTCCAAATTATTTTACATCTAAAAGATTGAACGATCCTTTATACTATTAAATGACAGAATCTGAATTTGTGGCACATGAACCATGTGATAATTGTGGCTCTTCTGATGCTAACTCTGTTTACACAGATGGCCACAAGTTCTGTTTTTCATGTCACACTTACACACCCGCAGAGGGTATAAATCTCAATTCACAGTCAAAACGGAAAATGTCAAATGTCCAACTCACTGGGTACGCCCAAGAACTCAGAAAGAGAAAAATTTCTGTCGCAACTTGCGAGAAGTACAGGATCTACAGAGATGGAGAGACTTTACGCTTCGCATATTTTACAAGCGATGGAGTACTTGTTGGAGTCAAAATAAAGAACAAAAGGAAAGAATTTACTTATGAAGGAATTTCCACTGATACTTTATTCGGCCAGCATTTGTTCCCTAACTCTGGTAAACGTATTGTTGTTACTGAGGGTGAACTAGATGCTGCTAGCTGTTATGAAGCTATGTCAGGTTGGCCAATGGTCAGCTTACCTCATGGAGCAGCTAGTGCGAAGAAAGATATCCAAAAACAAATACCTTTATTCCAAGGGTATGAAGAGATAATCTTATTTTTTGATAGCGATGAACCAGGAAGAAAAGCAGCAGAAGATGCTGCATCAGTCTTACCTCCAGGCAAGGTTAAAATCGCACGTATGGAGGCATATAAAGACCCATCAGAAGCACTACAAGATGGAGACACAGAAGCGATTAGAAAAGCTATATGGGATGCAAAACCATTTAGACCAGATGGAATTATAGATGGTAAATCTTTATTAGAAATAGTAACCACGCCACAGGCACCATATGACCATGAATACCCCTTCAAAGGACTTAATACGAAACTACACGGGATCAGGTATGGAGAACTTACAACATTTTGTGCTGGCTCTGGTTCAGGAAAGACCTCAATCATGCGTCACATTGCAACTGACTTGTTGTGCAAAGGCGAACATGTTGGGATCTTGGAGCTTGAAGCAAGTAATAGAAGAACAGCACTTGGATTGATGTCCACAGCTGTTGGTAAGAACCTACAGATAGGAGAACACGATGAAAAAGAACTCGAAACAGCTTTTCATAATTCCATTAACAATTGGAATCTTTACCTTTTTGATGGCTTCGGCTCTTTTGATCCTGACGTCATATACAATCGGATCGAATACCTTGCCAGTGGATTGGAGTGTCGTGTTATATTCTTAGACCACCTCAGTATATTATTGAGTGGTCTAGATGGAGACGAACGTAGAATGATAGATACTACTATGACTAAGTTAAGGTCATTAGT